TTCTGCACCTTACGACGCTGTTGAAGGAACTTATATGCTTGTTTAGTAGCAGCTCCAGATTCTGCTAGTTGTTCTTCGTTCATTTTCTTCTTGCGTTTAGCTAGACGTTTAATAAGTTTACGAGCTTGCTTGCTCCTACCATCTATGTAGGTAGGGTCTCTCCTCCTGTGATCCCACTGCTTCCCCGCAGACTCTTGCTTCTTGCGTTTCTTAGTGGCACGTTTAGAGAACTTCATTATAGGATCGAACCCTGCTATAGCACCCTGACCTGTGGTTGGGGTGTTGATAGGTCCTACATTAGTAATGCCTCCCGACATCATAATGATTGTAACTCCTTAATGATCTGATCGTTAATAGGTATTGACTTGAGAGTATCACTCTCAACTTCGGGATATCTCTTTAGAAATATCATGATAGATTTAATGATGCTCCAATACTCCTTGTCCATCTTGAAGAACAAGAGGGGAGTAGCAGCTTCATTGAATACATTATATACTATTATAATATGATTGAGAAGTAAGTGTAACTTGACCTCTCCATTCTTTAGATACTTATTAATAAGACGCTTGATATATTTGAAGCGTCTTAAGTCATCTAAAAAATCTTCTTTGGTTACCGCTGATGGGTTATCATAATATTTAATAGCGAATAGGACGTAGTTGTCCTCGGTCAATTCAGTAAAATTCATTCATTATGTTCCGAATGTTAGAGTCGCAGCACCGTCAGAGATAACCTCTGTAGCACCCTTACTTGTAGTAATCTTAACTCTGTACTTGTAACCGTCTAGAGCATTAGATGCTAGTCCACTGTAAGCAAGTGTTGCTGTAGTGAAGTTAGCGTATGTAATACCTGTGTCTGTGTTAGCAGCAAGGTTAGTCCATCTATTTGAACCAGGTTTCTGTCTCTGCCATACAAATGCCTGAGTACCAGACTGGTTAACAGATGATACAACAGCAAATGTTCCTGCTCCACTTGAAGAAGTAGAGTTAGCGGGTTCAGTACCTATAGTAATAACCTCTAGAACGTCTGCTCCGATTGTATCGTCAGATTGTGTCTCTTGTGCGTTAGCTTCTGGTTTAGCAATGTAAACAAGTTGCTCTGCCTTATGGCGTGTGTTACCATGCTGATCGGTGTATGTAAAATACGACCACCAGCCAGGTGCGTTGAGTCCTCTGTCCTTATTGGACTTGAGTTGTGCTTCTGTGTCATCAATGAAGACAACAGTTTTTGCTTGTGATGAACCTGCTAATCCTATACCAGCTTTGGTTTTATTAGCATTGCTGTCATCGTTTCCATAAAGTGACATGAGACACTATCTCCGAAATTAATTAATACCTATATTATATTTATTGTTTAGCGAGCTTCTATCGCTTTCTTGACAGTCTCTAAGAGCTTGTCGTCAGCGTCTGTCTTGGTTAACTTGACTGCTTTGCCAAGGATAACTAAGCAGATGTCGATGAGTTTCTCTCCGAGTTCCTCATCATCAGGAATTTTATTCACAGCGTCAGATATAATCTTCGATGCGAAGGGTAGTAAAAATGATAGCATGATATTAATGCGAATTCTAATCTATATAGGGGTCTTCTAACTCGAATTCTGTGAGTGATTCTAACTGATCAATAGAATAGTCAAAGATGACCACAATCCTATCGCGAGTACCATTATGCTGAGCCCAATGCTTATCGTTGTCATGAAATCCGAAAACATCTCCTACCTCCCATGTGCGTTTGCGTCCTCGTACGGATAACCAAGCACCATCATCTGTGACTACAGGAAAGTGTACCCGTAGAGAATCAATGTCACCGTTATGAGGATTTATCTTAGTACCAGGCGAAAGACGAGATATTGTTGCGGATTTTAACAATTTCTTTAGAATGTCCTCTTCCAAATACCCTGCTGTCTTAGGGCAACAGCGTATGAAACTGTCGTATATCTTAGGACCTAACCTCTTCACCTCATCTAGTGAGGTGTTGAATAGTTTAGTGAATGATACCATCTCACTGAGTTGGTAGTCACCATCCACTGCTGTACAACCTACAGCATTGATAGGAAAAGGGATGACACGCCAAGCACCATCCCATAATTGTACCCTACCAAGGTTTGTATCGTCAACCCATTTATCCATGACCCATTCCTCCATCAAGTATTCATTTTCCTTGACGAACGATAGGATCTCTGGGATGAGTTCCTTATAATTTTCTTTTAGATTACGAAATGAGGAGAGATGTCCAAGTCTATCCTCGTACCAAATTTTTCTCAATTAACAATTCCAAGCACGTAGTGATTTATTTATTCTTGAATCAGGATCGTTGGCAGTCTTCTTAGATGTCAACTTCTTCTTCATACCTTTCATTCTCTTACAGAAACTGGTACGACGTTTGTTTCCTTTCTTCTTTGATGGTGCCTTTAGGTCAGAACCAGGATTCTCACGTTCATAAGACTTACGTCCCTTCTCGTTGAGTCCACCCTCCTTGTTCTTACCAGACTTCTTAGTCCAAGCAGCACCTTCCTTGTGAGTCTCTCCTTTCATGAGCATACCATCTGGCATGACATGGTGACCCTTTGGTATAGGTTTACATTTTTGATCATCATTACAAAAGTATTGTCCTTTACCACAAGACTTCTTACCCTCTTCCATACTGGTAGAGTTCTTATGCTTCCAAGCAGTAGCATAAGCAATGCCTTCTTTGTCTTTAGGATAGTTCTTTTTTATATGCTTGACCATCCTAGCATACTTTTTTCCTTTTGGTGCCTCCTCCTTTACAGTTGCACAATCTTTTGTGCCATGCTTAGGGCACTCTTCACCCTTTGGACTATGATTACATGCACCTTCTACCTTCTCTTTCGGTACCTTTGGCATCTTCTTGTCCCCTTTGAGGTGCGGTTGAGATCCATCGGCATCGTCGATCTCAGGCATGATCTCAACGGGACCTACTGCTTTTTTTCAGTTACCTCTTTACGCCACTCAGCAAATTCCTTGACGCAGTTTGGTACTTTCTTACCACCCTTCATCTTAGTTCCCTTTGCCTTGTAACCATCCCAACAAGTCTTAGCACCCACGTTCTTACGTGCTTGCTTCAATGACTCAGTAGTTTCTACTGCTCCACCATCTAGTGTGTTGACTGGTGTTTCACCACTCTTACCATAGGTTACACAAGGTGTTTGATCACAACCACAGTTCTTTTTAGCACCTGGTTTCATGTCTTGCTTATCCATACCCTCTACGTTGAGTGTCTTAGGATAATCCTTGTCTCCTTTCTTAGCTGGTTTTTCTCCTCTCTTTCTCTTGGCATGGATTCTATCCCAGAGTCCTTTCTTCTTGCCTTCTTCTACTGAACTAGGAGTACCAACACCACCTAGATCCTTATCTTTCTCATCATCTGAATGTGGAATAACTTTTCCACTAGAAGGATCTTTCTCATGATGCTCCTTCTTCATTGCCTTGGAGATTGCCTTACGACGCTTATGTAGATACTCGTCACTGCTATCTGTGTCACCGTCGTTGTCTATATCTTTATCTTTTCTATTAGCAAACTTCTTCTTGACTGCGTTCTTGTTTACTGGATCTAAGTTCTTCTCGTCTAGAACCTCAGCATTCTTATCATGATTGATTGCGTGTTCATGATACTCAGACAGTGTAACGTTGAGTTCATTAACTGATACGTTCTGCTCTAATCCATGCTCGAACATAACATCGTAGTGTGTTACTGTTCCTTCTTCGTCTAGAGTGTGTTGTTCCTTCAGACAGTTTCCTGCTCCCCATTCTGGATGCTCAACCTTTGTAGCACATGCATGCTTAGGTTTCTTTATGGATGGTTTACCCTTTGTTCCTTTGGGTTCTGCCATCTTCATGCCAGGTGCGTCACCGCCACCTATACCTTTAGCACCGCCTGTTCCTTTTGGGTTCTTGTTGGCAGTGCCTTCACTACCTACTGGAGCTCTTTTCCTTGGTGGTACTGGTGAGTATTCGTTCAAAGCTGCTACTGTTGCTTGAACTAGAGATTCATGGTTGCTCATCTTATCTTTTTTGGGATCGGTTGGTATTACTTGGTTAACTTTATCAGTGCCTTTAGGTTTTTGTACCTTCTGACCTGGCGTTAACGACATAACATATTGCCTATAGGCATCCGTACCAATTTCAAAGACTTCCTTAACATCCTTGACCCATGTACGGAACTTTACATCTTCAGCTGTCAAACATATAAGATAGTTAGGACCTCTACGTATGATCTTACCTACGTTATCCTTTTCAGTGAGTACCCACTCACCTACCTTATAAATTTCTTCACGATAATACTGGTCACGCACCTCTTGATGCTTGACTTCCTTTCTTACCGCTGTGAAATCGCTGAATGATTTCATCAAACTCTAATATATGTACAGTTTTATTTATAACAGTTCCTTTATTTCAAGCATCAAATTCCGCGTTTCTTTTTCTCCGAGACTCTTTGGTATACCATCCTTGAATGCTTTGAAGTCTCCCGCAGCTGCTGCCCTTCTCATTTTAGTACCAGAAATAGCAAAGGTATCACCATCAGCATCACGTTCACCTGATGATATTATATCTAACTTCCTAAAGGTATAGTCCTTACCATTATAGTTCTTGATCCACTGCATAGCCTGCACTCTGTCGCTACCTACTACCATGACAGCATCATCATAGCCCTGTGATTGTAGCTCTGACAATATGGATACGGGATCCCTAGGTCCGCTGCGTATATTCTTTGCCATGTTAGGAAACATCTTCTTAGCATAGTATAGTTTCCTGTCAGGAGGTAGAGGGTTAGTGCCCTTCTTATCTACACTCTGTGAAAGATAGATGTAGTAGTCACAGTTCTTTGCTGCTCTTGCTACTGCCTTGAAGTTTGATTCATGTCCTCTTGTCGGTGGTTGGAACCTACCGAAAGTAAAGTACACACATTTATAATCAATTATTTCCATTGCTTTGCCAGTGTGAAGTTGATGTAGGAGAACTCAATTCTATTTACAAGTTTGATCATGTCCCCATTGTGATGTAGAACATACCCCTCTGGTGCGGTAACTCTATAACCCTTGTCAGTTTGTACGAATGTTCTGAATGATTCTAAGTTATCAAGAGCATCAATAACTATCTTCTTATTCTCTTGTAACTTTCTATAGAGTGCGAACATAGCATGAAACTCTTTCTCATTGTCCTCAAGATATGTCAGACCATCATACAGTTGTTTCCTCCTCTCTGCTTGTTTCTGTACACTCTTCATCTTATTAACTTCCTTGTTCATCTTCTCATGATAGAACTTACCTAGTGACTTGAGTGCCATCTTAGGATCAGTAATAGATCTTGATGCCTTGATCTCAGCATTGAAGAACTGTTTGAGATAGGATGCTACATGAAACTTTTTATTACCTGTAGTGCCTATGTTGTCAACAATATGATTTAAGAACTTACCAGATGTCCTACACATCTGAGATATGATAGTAGTATTAGCTTCAAACTTCTTGAGTGTAGGTGCGGGAACTGATACGTCTGTCATAGGTGTATCATTGTTGATCACTACACACCCATCTATATTTGATGTGACATCAGCACCAGCTTTTGCGTTCATGGTAGCAAGGTCATCACCTACGTAGTGTGTATGAAAGACTACACCAATCTCTGCCTTAGTGATTGCTTTACCCATGTCACTATCAACAGGAGATCCATAGGTGATAGTGTTAGGTCTAAAGGTGACAAGATCCTCACCCTCTATTGTCTCATACTTTTTATCTTTAGCAGTGAACATCAAGTCACCTTGTACTACACCACTGATACCTAGTTCCTTAAAATACTTTAGAGATGCTTTTAATTTATCAGCAAGGTCACCATCATAGAACGCATCTATATCATCATCAAAGAAACATATCTTTGGGTTCTCCTTGTTGAACACAGACTTAGTTCCCACAAAAAATCTACCTGTGTATGGATGCTCTCCACATATCACAGCAG